GCCCCATGATGTATTTAAGAGCTCCTAACGTTCCTAATAGCCCTGGGCTTCCAGGGTTTGATGTTGACGATGTTGGGTATCTCGCCGCTCCCAGAGCCGCTATAGGCGCGTTCAAGCTGTTCATGGGTGATTGCGCGTAATTTGCAAAATCGCCTCTGGCGACGTCAATGAGAGCTTGCTGTAAGCTTTGTTGCAGCAACCCTTGATTAGCCATGTCCTGGTTGATTGTGCGACCAGTGTTAAACGCCTGGTTAGCCATACCACCGAGCTGACTAGCAGCGCCCAGGCGAGCTGTTCGATCATTCATGGCGTTTGCCATAGAATTGTTGTAACCCTGCATCCTCATGTTGCCTAATTGGTTCGCTGCCATACGACCGAATTCCGCGTTGGTCACGCCCTCGGCTACGCCCTGCCTAGATCCGCCATATGCTCCGGCTCCCTGGGCTTGAGCCCCCAAATTGTTAATGGCCATTTGCCGCTGTCTCTCAATGTCCTGGGCAGTATTGTCGATGACCTGTTGTTGATAAGGATTATTAAACGCGCCTACGTTAAGAGGACCACCCATTGCCTGGTTTGTAAAATTCATCGCGTTACCTAAACCTTGAGAAGCCGCCTGGTTTACGTTTGTGGGTTGTTGCGCTTGACCGCCGCCTTTACCACCTGATCCTGCCATCTTATATCTCCTTCATTGTACGAGATAGACGTATCTGGTACTTGTAAAATTTTCCAACTAAACGACTAAATGGTTCGCCTACAAACTTAATCATTTTTCCGACATAGTTAGGCTTATATTCTTTGGGTTTCATGCAGTGTGCCATTTCTTCGGCCCAGGCTTTGACTATTGGCCATATCAACGACCTTAAAATTTTAGCAAAAAATGTATTTTTCTGAATATAATTTGCAGTCGGAATGCCCCACAAGTGGTAGCCCTCAATCAGGCTAGGATCTTCTCGGTAAACCTTGACGCCGTAACGACGATCAAGCTTCCAAATTTCTTTTGGCAAATAACCCATCTTACAATACGCAGAACACATAACTGTTCCGTCGTCTTTCTCTCCTGCGTAGCCACTATCTGTGCTGTCATCTTTTTTACCAGCTCCAATGTTTAGAGTTCTAGTAAAAGCGTTGCCAGGAAGATCCTGACCAACTGGCGATGTATTAGATAATACGTTTGCCACTGGTGAAAATTTAGCAATATCACTTGCAGCCGTTGCAGCCATATCCTTAACGTCGCTTCCTATTTGCCCAAAGTGCTCACCTATCGACATATCAAACGGATTTTTGTCCACCATAGAATAACCAGGCGTCATAGCTGCTACTTCTGGAGACATTTGACCAGGCTCATAACCAAGAGCGTAAACACCTCCGTCTGGCGTTTTTGCAAAACCTATTGCCCCATCTGAAACACCGGCAGCATAATTTTTCTTTTGCCGCTCCATGTGTTCTGCCATAAAGTCAGCTCTTTGTTGGCCAACTCCACCGCTGTTACTGCCACCCATAATTGGCTGGCCATTCATTCCGACTGGCATTGTGTTTTGGTAGCCAATATCGTTAACATTTCCGGAGTTAATGCCACTTGTTCCCGTGAATGGATTTATAAAAAAGCTATCGATATACGAAGCTTGACCAGGGCGATCCTCTCTGAATTCACCCGTGATTGCGTCAAAGATTGGCTTTGCGCTGTATGCACTAACTCCGCCATAGTTTGTTGGCGCTGGCATACCACCAGTGGCGTCTGTGCCGGACGGAGCGTTTAGACCAAAAGAGCTGGCCATGTCTGCCGTATTTAGAAAGCTAGAATTTTGCATAGGCGTAAAAGCAGCGACTGAAGGACCGTAAGACATTGGAACCGATCCAATGCGACTTACTCGATCAGCCTGATTTAAATTACGTCGAGCCGCATCCTCTAACCAATAAGGTATCTCCTGCGAAGTCGTTGATCCGCCTTTACCCATTCTTAAATCTCCTTAACATACGAACTGTGCATGGGTTTCCACCCATACTTCAATAACGGTTTTTTCCATCCAAATCGTCCAGTCATATTGAGTGCGCTACACCCCTGGTCTTTTGCCCAACGTATTACATCTTCATGCATACTCATAATTTCTGTGAGATCGCCTCCACCAAGAAAAATATTTAACACTTTCATTTTTGGATAATTTATTATTTCGGTAACCAGGCAGCTTTTTTCTGCCGGCCATAGTTGCATCGTTCCTTTATACAAACCCTCGTAAATATCGATGATGTCATGGGTGCCACCAGAATATTTTAGAGCTGCTTCTATGTGAGGCTTGCATCGCTCAAATTGTTCTGTTCCTAAAAGCTTGTTAGGGCTGTTCTTTTCCATATTGCTGTACTTCCGTCATGGTCTGATGTGCAGACGTAAATGTAAGAATTATCCCAGGCTATCATTCCCGTCTTGTTTCCTGGAGCCCCAATGCTAGATGAGGGGGTTGCTTGCTTCATGGCAATTTGTCGAAAAGTATTTTGCGCTGACACAACAGGATAATTCTTATCATCATCCCACAAAAATATACCGTTTTCGCTAGGGTTATCGTCACTAGTTTTAAAGTATAACTTACCTAAGTTTCTGCTTAAAAATAAATTAAGCTGCCTAGCCCACTGCCTTAAATCTTCACCCACAATAGGAGGTGTAACTGGCATTATCGTCTGCCCCCTGCTTTTACATCTAAGCGCATTACGCCCACACGCCAATCAACGTTTTGATCACCCTCGACCCTCATGCGGATTTGCCTACCAGAAAACCGTACTGACGTAGGGTTGCTAGGGTTATATGCACCATATGTTCGCTCAGTGTCGTTAGGATTAAAGCGTGTTTTAAATTTTAAATCTACATCACCTTGCGTTTTTTCGTCTGGTATAACCTCAGTAACTTTAGCTATCTGATCACCGTTACCAATGCTAATTGGCCCTGTTTCGCAGAATATTGATGCACTATCATAGTTAAAACCTAACTCATGGTTCATAATATCTGATTTTGTATTGTGTTGCGCCATAAACGGATATGCAAAAACACCGCGACTTACACCTGACGTTCTTGAAAGATTACCTATCAACCAGTGATTATCTTTAAAATCATAAGCTACATAACGGTCTATCTCAGTTGACCCTGCAGAACAATAAAACCACCAAATTTCATTATTTGCACCATTAACCATGCCCCAAACTTTTGATTGTTGAGCTTGGTTAAAATCATTAAATACATAATCTTGAACGTCACATTTTAGCGTTTGCACACTGTTACCATCAAAGTAATGGAAGTTTTCTTGACCATACCAAAACGCACCTTGATCAGTTGCTACCACACTAAGCCTAGAAACAGCGCCAGAATTGGTTGAAATTCTTGAAAAGGAGTACACATACGGTGGGCCAACGTATTGGGCAATGTGGCTATCGGTATCAGTAATTATTAATGTAACGCCCCTTGTTCTAACACCACACATAATCTGCCCACTTGTGGCAAGCTCAATATCTCCTGCCTCGTTTGTTGCCGCTGGCACCCAAGTCTGGTTTGCCTCTTTATCACACCACTGAACTTTACGGCTATTACCGCCTGCACCTAATGCAAAGATAAATCGCTCCTCAGTCACAACTATACCTTTGTTGTTAATTGGTGCGTTTGTTATTGGCTCTACCACCGTCTTTTTCCGCAAAGAAATGTTATCAATATCAAAGTTGGGGGTGTTGTAGGCTTGCGGTATTATTTCTATTTTTACAGCCGTATCATCTGCGCCAAATCTAAATATGTTCGAGCCAACCGCTAATGTTTCGTGAACAAGAACTGTTGTGCTTGTTGTGCCAGTTACTTTAATTTTTACGTTAGGCACAGTGGCAGTGTTACTATCATCGTTTGGATCAACTAAATCTACAGTGACATCATAACTATCTTGAACGTCAGGCGTTGCAACTAAACCGCTTGCTGTTTGATCTAAAACAATAGACGTTAGACTACTTACCAATGCAAGTTGATGTGTTGCGCCTAAACGCTTTGTAAAACTGTGGGCTATACCTGTTCCTAATGCAGTAAGAGCTATTGCAGCGCCACCAGATGTTGCAGAAAGTTGAAACTCAGATGAACTAGCTCCAACAATAAAATATTCTGTGCCGTTTACTAAGCCAGTTATATCTGTGCCATTACCATTTGAGTATGCAACCTTATCGCCATTGGTAAATGTATTAGAAACAACAATTTTATTACTGGCTAAAACAACAGCCGAACCGTTACTGCCATCTACAGTAACCGATAAAGGCGCAGTTAGATTTATTGCTGCACCGCCAGATGTTGCTGCTAATTTTAACGTATCTGTCGTGGCAGAAACTACAAAATAATTTGTGCCAGATGTTAGACTGCCTATTGCTGATTGGCCTGTTGGCACTGTGTAGGTAACTTCGTCACCATTAGAAAATCCATGCGCTGTAGCTGTAATAGTTTCCGTAGAATAATCTATAACTGTTGTGTTGGTTACTGTTGTAATGCTGGAGCCCATAGAAGCCCCGTGGAGAGTGCAATAATATGATGCTGGCATTGTGCCAGATGTAGGAACAACGAGCGTTACTGTGGCTCCTGACGTTCCCTCTGTGCCGCTTGCAGTTACACTAAACGCATTACCCCCTGCATCTTTAATTCTAAACGGATGGCCTGAGTTTGTTCCATCACTGACGTCAAAAACTATCGTAGTACCTTGCACTAGTGTAAGGGCAGGGGCGGTAGCACCGTTTAAAAGATATTTATTTGCACCACCAACATTTGCTACGGTAACAGTATAATTTAATGTTGGCACTACTGTGTTATCTGTAGCAAAAGTTTTCTTTTTCTGTTGATACTCAGCTACGCCGCCAGAAATTGACCAGTTAGTTCCTTTGTTCCAGTTAGCGTCAGATGCAAATGCACCGTTAGTAACTAACTCAGCGCCAACGGTTGTTGTTAAATCCCATTCAAAAATACGCCCATCACTTGAACTTAATGCTATTAAGTTCTGGCCAAAATTTTCAAGCTGCCATGTAGTCGCTTCTTGCGGAACACTATCGCTTGTAACTGATCTTGGTTGCCCAAAATAGCCAGTACCATAAAACCCAAAACCATAACCAGTGTTAACAGCCGCATCCTCACGACCAGCCGCTAAATCATCAGGCGTTAAATCATAACAAATTCCTGCGCCTGTCATTGCTATTAGCTGATCGTGTGAACCGCCTGCAACCCAAGCAGTGCCATCGTTAGATTGCCATGAGTGCATACCCCTGACAGGGTTATTAGCAAATGCCGCCTTGCGCGTTGTCCAACCGCCAATAGGTTTTAAACTACCATCTAGCCACCGAACTAGACTTCCATCACGCCAACGGTTTGACGCTTCGAACTCAGTTCCGTTCCGATAAAATCCTGCTGGTAAATCTAAAGGTACTAAAGGCATTATGTTGATCCGTATATTGTGCCACTATTGTTTAGTGTTCTTGATGTTCCTTGAATTGCTGCGCCTCCTGCGCCTCCTGCGCGGCGACCACCACCAAGGCCACCAGCCGCACCCCAGCCACCGCCACCGCCTGCAAGACTATAGACGTAAGGGCCACCAGAAATTCCAGCATTTCCTGCTGAACCACCATCTCCTGCGGAATTACCTCCACCGCCGCCTGTTCCTGCAAGAATACGACCACCACCGCCACCGCCATAATAATGACCGCCGCCACCACCGCCAGAACCGCCACCCTGTCCAGCACTAGCATAGCCATTACCGCCATTGCCTCCTGATGCATTTAATGCTCCACCAACACCACCTTGCCAGTAACCACTATTTACTCTACCTAATCCACCTGTGCCGCCACCAGCACCGCCTCCACCCCCAGAATGGGCATCACTAGGATTACTATAGTCAGAGAATGAACCACCGCCACCGCCGCCTCCAGCTATAAATGCACCAGAGCTATTTGTAATAGTTACACCCGAAGAAGTTACGTTAATTGCAGGGCCACCAGCCGAAGCTACTGAGTAAAAACCATTACCACCATTACCGCCTTTACCAATAATCTTACCGTCATTAACAACAGTACATGGTATATCTATTGTTAATGCTGCGGTAGATGTGCTGTCTGACCAAACCCACATACTAGAAGGTATACGCAAAGTTTCGCCTGAAGCAATAAAACTGCTAACTGTAATTTCTTGCCTTTGAGCCTGACCGTTTACAGTACCGCCAGATGTAAGAGTTGTTTCAGCGCTTTGGCCTCTATATTCAGAAAATGCGTTTGAGGCATTTACGCTTTTACTAATAATACCTCTAATGTCTGCATCATTTAATGAACATAAAGTTCCACTAGAGCCACCAGCCTCAATGTGTATTTGATCAAGAGTTAATGGGCCAGAGGTAGGTAAAGCCATTAGACACTTCCGAAAGCTGTTACGTTTCCAGTAACCGTTAAATTCCCACTAGCATCAAGCTTCATTTTACTTGTTCCACCTGTTTGAAAAAATAGATTTCCACCGCTTTCAATAACTCTCCAATTTCCTAAAACAACACCGCCAGAACCATCATAAATAACAGCCTTACTAGCAACTACTGACCCTGCAGATGCACCATCTAATAAATCGAACTCTGTTGTGGTAACGCCAGTAGCATTTAAATCTTTGGCATAATTTAAATCTGCCGTTGTACCAGTAAATCCATCTAATGTATTTAATTCTGCAGGCGTTGAAGTTACGGTTGTACCATTTATTTTTAATGCAGTTAAATCAGGTGAAACTGTGCCAGACGTTCCGTTAACTGTATCTTGTACAGCCGTTAATGCAGTATTTATAGTTTGACCCCATGTGTCCTGACTACCACCGACAGTTGGGAGTGTTAAATTTAAAGCCATTATGATCTCCTATTTATCTAAACTTTAACACGCTATGCGGCGTCAACCCAAGTTTCCGCGTTAACGGCAGGGAGGTCTGACCAGGTTTCATTAACAAGATTAATATCTGTGTAATTCTCACTTGGTAAACTAATTTCAGTAAATGGGAATGTTGCTTGTCCAATATCTACTGCATCACTAATTACATTAGCACCAACTAGAATATGCGTTATTGTGATAGGCGCAGTGCCAACATCAACACTGCCAGTAATTACGTCATTACCAACAATAACAAAATCTTGGGTAAATGTTGGAACTTCAACAGTTGGGTTTTGCGTACTAACAGCATTGCCTGCTAGGTTATAAGTAATTGTAGTTGTAGCGTTGGCTATAGAAACTGCACCAGTATTTACGTTTGTTCCGACAAGTTGATAATCATGCGTAAATTGTGCCGTTGCTATGTCTACTGCGCCAGTATTTATAGCGGCAGGAGTAAAATTTATGCCATAAAGTAATGCGGCAGGGGGAATAGATACTGCGCCAGATATAACGTCTGGTGGAGCAAAGTTTTCTATCTCCACCATTACAGCATTTGGTACTGTCGGTGCGTTTGCCGTATAGACAGGGGTTAGGCTGTATTTAACAATTCCTACGTCAGCAATAGACGCGCCTGCTATTGGGGCAAAGCCTAGCATTAGTTAGGGTTACTCTCCGCTAAGTGTGCAGCATATGCTGTCTTGATTGCGTCTGTGTGAAACTGTGTGGCTAGTGCTTTAACATCATTGCTTTCACCTGATACGTCTGCGTCTGGAGCTACAACATGACGATGGAATGAACGGCTAATCTCTACACCGTCTTTCTTGATAATCGTTGCGGTTCTAATTTGTAACATATTAAACGGTTTAATTATCTCTATCTTATCTTGTTCTGTTTCTTCTGTTAGGGCCATTTTTTTATCTCCTTATGGCTGGTTGGACTGACTACCTAGTCTCCGACTAGGGTGTTATATATGTACCAGAAACGTTTATTGTTTTATAATTAGCAGGAGTTGCAAGATTATTATTCAAAGCATTACTAGACATTGTGTACAAATACATTTTATCTGAATTATATAATCCCCAACCAAAAGGTATATGACTAGCAGTAAAAACAAATCCTTGTAGTGATACCTGCATTAAACTGCCTCCATAACCACCAGTATTATGAAAATTAAATGGAAACCCACTTACAAGGAGAGGAAGAGAGGCAGAATTTTGAGCTACAGTATTTAATCTCATTTCTAAATGAATAGTTACTGCTCTTCCAACTCTAATGTACGTTGCTGTTCTAGCCTGATAGCTTACACTACCATTACTTGGCGTAGCCCAAGAAAGAACAGGAGTAAAACTGCCCTCTTCGTAATCGTCTAACTTATTAGCCGAACCAGTGCCACCAATGTAAGCACCGCCTGAGAGGTAGAGGTCTTTCCATTTGAAATTAGTTTTTCCTAAATCTTGAGTAGCGTCAGATAAAGACCCTGCTTTCATTGGTATAGCTTGGTTTGCACCGTTAAAATATATCCCCGAAGTGTTAGCACCTGACCCAGCAACATAAAATTCTGTACCACTACCAGCAGAACCAACAGTTCCTACAGATGTGCCATTCTTTTGCACATCAATAATTGTACCATCCGCAGCAACATTTAGGCCTGTTTTGAGGTTTTTAGCTGTGTCTCTTGCGTTGCTCATGTGTTCCTCTTTTTAAGATACTTCATAATATATTGATCCTCTTATTGTGTCACCAGAACCCATAGCACTTAGAACTTCCCAAGCCCAAGCGCCACCATTACCAGAACTACTAAGAAATCCCATGGAAGTATTAGATAGTCTAGATAGAGCTATAATCTCTGGCCTAGCAAAGTTAATAGAGTGGGCAGTAAATGCTCCCGCTCCTCTAGGTGAGCTACCTTTAAAATCAAAAGGCTGTCCTTGGATAGATATATATTGTCCAGCATTGCCACTAATCGAACTTATACTTACTTCAAATGTAAGCATAACAATATTACCTATTTTAACGTAATCACCAAGCTGTGTTCCATAACTTACTGTTGGTACTGTGCCAGTATGTGCGTTAATAGTCGGAGTCCAACTTCCCTCCTCATAATCGTCTAGCTTATTAGCATCTCCAGTGCCACCAATGTAAGCGCCACCAGAAAGGTATAGGTTTGACCATCTAGCACTACTTGTTCCTAGTGAACCTGTACCATCACTGTCTGCTCCATTCTCTCTTGGATTAACTGAACCGTTACCAAAGCGTATACCTTCATGTCCACTTTCACCATCAATGTAAAAACCAGAAGTTTGTATTCCAAGTTTTCCTACCGAAGTACCGTCTTTTTGTAGATCTATAATTGTGCCATCAGATGTTGCACGATCTACAGTTAAAACTGTTGCAGCAGCAGCATCAACAGTTAAAGCACCAGTAATCGTATCACCAGTGGTATTAACATACCGTGTATCTGATGCGCTTTTGGTGTAAGCGTCTGCGGTTTCAAACGTTACAAAAGCCGTGATTGTAACTTCATCCCCTGCCGCTGCGCCAGAGCCAAGCGTAACCGTAGTTGTGGTAGCGGTGAAATCGCTTTCTTCTAATCTCAACCCATTCATATGAACCATGATGTCTGAAGGGGTGCAAGCAAGCGTATTACCGTTTGCGTCAGAGCCAGTGAAAGCTACCTGATTAGCCACAGCCGTATATGTAAAAATGTTAGCTGATTGTCTGCTAACTACCTTAGTTGGACTACTACCAATATAAGCCATTTTTATCCTTACTCAGGTTTGGTATCTTCTACTTCTGACGCTTTTTTTACAACTTTTAGATCAAATGCTTGTGTAACTTGTGCATCTTCGCCTGTCGCAATAGCCACACTGTTTGCGTTGCAATGTGCTACAAGCGCCGCAATGATTTCATCTTTTGCTATTCTAGCTCTGTTGGTCAAAGCATTGTCAGCCCAATCTTGTGGAACTGCTGCTGCATATTCTAAACACTTATTTTCTGTGTCTGTTAAACTTACTGTAATATCTGGCATTTTAATCTCCTATGATGGTTTAGTAGGCCAAGTCACATCATCTAAAGATGTTGCACTATCTGTTATGTCTCTAAGAGCCTGACGGTAGGTTGTACGCTCAGAAGTCATGGTAAGGTCACTTGATGCCCACCAATCTGTTTCTGCTAAACGTCTGTTACGTTCTTCACGCAGTAACCTCATTGGTTCTGCATTGACTAGCTCAGTTTTCTTAGCTGATACCGCTGACCAAGTTGTACCCCAATCGTCTGGGTTATTGCTTTCTATTGCAGAGCCGTTGCTATCTGCGCCTGTGACCTTGCGGAACATGTTTTCAAACTCAACTTTGTTTGTTGGCTCTCCACGTAACACCCATTCGGTTACGCCTAGTTCTTGTAATGCTGTTGCTATATCTGTCATTGTGCTATCTCCATCAGTGACATGTTTGTGTAATGTTGACTAAAATGTCCTCCTGCAGTATAATCATTTCCTTTGTGAAACGCTTTGTAAGTAATGGTACTTGTTGTTGAAGGACTGTCTAAAAAATTAAAAACTGTCATGTATGATTTAAAATGACCGCTACCATCTCTAAAAAACCCTTCCCCCCCTGCATCGTCACGACCTCGAACAAGAGTAGAGTCTCTTCTCATACCTAGGTCACCTCTAGACACAGCCGCACCACTATTAAGGTATAACCCTAAATTACAAAGAACTAATACCTTACTTGTGTTAAATTTAGGTGTAATATTTAAAGTCAGTATATTAGTTTCTGCTGTACTGGATGAACTGTAAGAAAGGTCTGCTGCTAAATTTGTTGAAAGAACTTGAATGACTGACCCTGCCGCAAAACCTAAGTCCTTAGTAGTAGGAGCCGCACCAGCAGTAGTCTGTATCGTATCAACTTTTAAGATAGAACTCATTGGGCTATCTCCGTAACTACAAGGTGTACTAGGTATTCGTTATTTCCATTTGGATTGTTGCTAAACCATACTGCGTTAGTATGCCCATCAAAGTAAACTTGATAAGTTCTTGCACTAGTTGAACTAGCTGTTTCAAAGTGGCAAGCTGAGTACCCTCCATTATGGATAGCCTCATTGTTATAAATAGAAATCCATCTACCTTGATTTACAGAATTTACTGTAGATCCGTCCTTAAAAAGGTGGATATCTATTTGACCATTAGTGGAATAATGTCTACCGCCAATTAGTTGAATTTTAAGTAGACTTGTTGCAAACTTAGGTGTAATAGCACACTCTAAGCCAGTGGCTGAAGGAGTTGTGGATGATGTTGTTATAGTGCCACCTATTGAACTTCTTTGCACCTGAACAACATGACCTGGAATAGCCACCCCATTACCAGAAGTCTTTTCGTTTATGGTGTCTACCTTGAGAATGCTCATACTTTTATTTCCATAGCCATAAAAAACCCACCAGAACCATAGTCACTTCTGTTCATGTAAACAGCACTACCTACTCTGCTTGATACCTGTAAGGTGTAAGTTGTTGCACTTGTTGTATTAGGGGAATCATAAACCATTCTAGCTTGATGCGTCATATACCTATCTTCATCTTCGGTAATATAAAAAGCCTCACCAAATGCAGAGCCATCTGTTAAGATGTCTGTAGAACCTCTTTGTATTCTAGTTCTAGCCCCTCTCCATTCATTTGTTGTATGTGCAGTTATATAAATATGATTGCTAAGAAGTAAAAGAATTTTACTGGTTGCAAACTTTGGAGTAATTGTAATTGCTGCTTGATCAACATTAACAAAGCTAGTAGAATTATAATTAGTAGAAGTTCCATAACCCTGACTAGAACTTCCATTACCTTCTTGTTCAACTACTTGAATAACAGCCCCTGCACTTGGCGTTAGTACTCCTGCACTAGCATCAAGCGTCTGACCAGACGGTACGATAATCTTATTGGCATTACCGCCAGAGCTAAGACCTTTTAGATTTTCAACGTGAAGTGTACTCATATGATTACCAAGTTTCCATTTACTGTCAGCGTAATATTAGCCGCAATGCTTAGAGGGCCGTTACAACTAGCATTTTCAGTGCTTGCTATGGTTGTATCTGTGGACATTGTTTGATCATTTGTCTGAAACAAAGCAGTTTTCATAGTGTTTTGCGTTGTGTCAAAAAGTGTAGCTCTAATGCTAGATGCAAACGTACCGCCTTGTGACAGGCTAGGAGCATCTGCAACGCTGAAGGTATTGTGGCAAGTTATGGTTATTTCGTCATTCAACGCAGCCGCAGTGCCTAGAACAATGGTGGTTCCTGTTGAAGCGGTGTAATCCGCAGGATGTAGCAAAATTCCGTTCTGATGGACTTCAACTTGCCCCACATTATACACCGCATTAAACGTGCTTTGGGATGCAGTTGAGGTATAGGTGTAAACCCTTCTTGTACCTTCGGTTAGTGTCTGTCCTATGTATGCCATGTGTTTATCCTAACAAGGTTACAGATGCAGTAGACCAAGCATCAAAAGCGCCATTACTAGCATTATACCAATCATCACTGTCAAATTGTATATAATCATTTGCAGATAAGTTAATAGCAATTGACATGCCATTTTTACGATATCCTGTGCCATTATTTGAAGTTAAACTATTGCTTACAGCGTTTCCGTTTATATATATATTTGTATCTTCTCTAGCTCCAGAAACACTATTACCTGAAATGCTATCAAAAGTAATTAGATACACACCAGCAATTGGCACAGTAATACGACTATTTGAAAAAGATAATCCTCTTGCTGGATGGTTAGAATTCAGGATAAAATTATTTGCAATACCACTGCCACCAGTATTCTTTACAGTGCCAAAAATGTGTAGCTGATTAGGCATTGTCACATAGCCTGAACCATGTACACGCATATGCTCTGTATTGTTTGCAATAAACTTTAACCTATCATTTGCTCCAGAGCCTTGAATGTAAGCAGTTCCATCACCAAATTTTAAATTATTATCATCGGCAATAGTTAGACCAACAGAAGCAGTAACAGCACCACTAAACGTATCACCAGCTACATTTGCAAACCGTGTTTCACCAGTAGCTAAATCTTTAGACTTACCCATTAGGTAATCTCCAATATACTCATAATAGCATCGCAACTACTAGCCGCACTTGATGTAACCTTGACGCTATCGCCTGTCTCCAACACAACCTTTTGATCACCGCCAACAACAACTAACGAACCACCGCTAGGAACCGTTGCAGTCTTAACCATGAAATGATCATTAGAACCGTCATTTAAAGATACATCTACCGTTATGGCTGTAGCTGTACTGTTAGAACAAGTTAACCCTATGACAGTTGTTTGCGTAGAAGCCGCTACTGTGTAACTGCCTATAGCCGTTGCAGATGTGCCGATATTTCTGCTTAGTTTTCTTTTAAACGTGTTTGCCATATTCTATCCTAACGCAATCGCCATAGCTACAGGTACAGCCGCACGAGCATCAAAGTCAGCCGCTGCCAGTGTAATAAATACAGTTGATGTTCCAGTGAGATTTAAAAGCGAACCTGTTGAGCTAGACGTTAAGGTTCTGCTTAAAGTTGTGCCAGAATGCGTATATGTGCCTGTGCCAATCTCATAGCTATTTCCGCTTTCTATAACGTAACGCACACTATCGCCATTGCTTATACCGCCATTAGCAAACGTCCTAAAACCAGTAACCGCAGAACCAAGCGTAATTGTGCCTGTGCCTGTCGTAGTCGTTGTGACCTTTACTCTATCTGCGACTTTAACCATTAATCACCTATGATGGGTCTGGTATGCCAATATCTAACGCAGATATATCAAACTGGTTTCCACTGTTTACTGACTGCGAAGCGTTTAACGCGCCTGTTACTAACAACCTACTATTTGAAACATCTGTTATTGCAAAATGTGTTGCCGTACCCGTACCTGTCACAGACGCATCACTAATAGCTGCCAGAGTAACTTTTCTACCGCCACCTGTTCGATCTGCAGGCGCACCAATGCTAATACTGGTTGTGTTGCCTAGCGTGTGCGTAGATGTTGCCTCTGCATATGTTGTTGGTTCTTGACTGCAAATGTCAAATCTTGACGCTTCCGTATCCAAAACCGTTAGCCCGTTATCAAGCACCCTGTCTGCTATACTTGCCATTTAATAACTCCTTATGTGCATCCGGCGGCCAGATCCGCCAGTTTTTGCTGTTTCATTTTCTTGATTTAAACTTTCTATTGCTGACGCATAGTATGCGCCCCAAACCTGGATCCTGTTGTCGTCCATCAAATACGGAGCTGAGTGCAAAAGTGTTCCGTAAAGATAAACGTCTGGGTAATAAGTCAGAACCCAATTTGTAGGGTTGCCAGGATTTAAACCATCAATTGACCCATAATATAAAAGCTCCAGGGTGTAGGAAGCGTCTGGGCTAGGGAATGCCTCAAGTGCTCCGTCAATTAATGCATAATATGAGGGCTCGCCGCCAGCATTTGAGGCGTCCGCTCGTAGCTTAGAAATTTCGTTTGTTCCGGCAAGCTCTAAAACTTTAGTGGCTGCCGTATTTAAAGTTAACCTGATTGGCGAAACAAAATCATTTGGCAAAGCTGTGTATTGTGTGTCTAAAACGGCAGTCGATCGTTTTTCCATACGCCAATGCCTGGCGTCTCTATTCATCTTAGCTTCAGCTAAACGAATAAAAGACGGGATCGCCGCCGTTAAATCATCGCGATTAAGAAAATTTGCAATTTCCGCCGTCAGCTCTGTGTAATTTGATAACGTCATTGCATCTTGCCCTCACGCCTAAAATACTGCTCCAGCTCTTTGAATACCGGCCTGGCTGCCTGGGCAGCTCCCTTAACGACTGGCTTGGCAAATGGGGCCAAGGACAACGCAGCATCACCAGCTCCCAGGGCGACAGTACCGAGCTGACCTAAAACGCCAGGAATACCATTAAACCGATAAGCGTCCGGAATATTTCTTGCGGCGTCGTAAGCGTCTTCCGCGCCCATCGCAGTGCCTACGCCTGGCATAAAAGCAGCCGCGTTCATTGCTTGAGTTGCCATGCGAGGATCGCCAGTGTTTCTCAACACATAATCAAAAATACTTCCGCCTATTCTGTTTTCCGTGTCGCTCGCATCGAGCGCAGCCTGGAGCTCTTCCTGGGAATATTTATAACCAGGCGGAACGCCTCGACCCCGATTACGACCTGACAATTCCATGTTTGGCTCACGCGGTGTATTCATTGCAAAAGCTTCGCCGTCTACGCCCATCGTAATGTCGTACTTGCGTCGTACTTGCTGGTCTTTTAATCCTGCAACTTTGTTTTTTATGTTTGCTATCTTATCGCTCATTGCGCCCTCATGTTGTAATAAAGGGGGCTCTCAGGTTGCCCTGGTTGAGGTTGCTGCATTCCTAACGCGCCCATCACACCGCCAGCGGCAAATGGCGCAGATAGCAAACCTCGGTTCATTATAAAATCAAACAACACTTGTTCGCTTGTTTGTCCGGTTTCTGCCGCTTTTGTAGCAGCTCGATCTCTCATGGCTTGCATGAAAGTAACCTGGCTCTCGTCAGCGACTTTTGTTTTTCTTGCCGCACCCATCCACAATGCAGCTTGTGCTTGCGGACCAGTTAGGCCCATTTCTTCGCCAAGCTCAAACATAAAGTCTTCAAATGCTTTGTACTCGTTGTCGTTTGGCATTTCGACAAAAACACCAGGATAATCCGAAATGTCTTCTAAATCTATCGCGCCATCCATAACAGCTTTTTGAGGCTTAAAGGTGTCAGTTATTTTATCTCCGGCCTGGCGCTTACCAAAATATTTTTTTGTTTTTGGAAACTTACTTAAAATTTCTTTTCTAAATTCAGCCGATACATCAGGACCAGTTGCCAACCATCTTGGATCTTTGGAAGCCATCGCAATAAATCTTGTAAAATGCATATCGGCAGCAAAATTTTTCGCGGAACCTTTAAGCGACTGAGCAAAGCCTTTTGGTTTTGGGTTTACTACAGCCGTTGAAGCTCTTTTGGTTATGTCGTCCATTTGTGGAGCGCCGGACCAACCACCTCGCTGTTGATCAGCGACGATTAATTCCTGGTTTCTACCAGCCAAATGTCCGTAACCTTCCTCTCTGCTTTTAGCTATTGGAGACGTATCATCAACACTTCTCGCGTCTTGCAAAGCTTCTCTGTAGGTTTGATTGCTTCCTGGCATAGTTGAATTATCGTACAAACGCTGATTAATCGCTGATGCATTTGCCACATTTGGTGGCACTTTAGACCTGGGAGAAGCTGCACCGACTAGATCGATGTATTCTGACCATCTCCGGTGACCTTCGTTTTCACCATGACCAGCGATAAACCAGTCTCGCAATTCTTCTGTGTTGTACCAGTCTTCGCCAACATCTAAGCCGTTTTCAATGTTATCTAAAATTTCCTGGCGCATAGGATTATTTGGCTCCCGAAGAGCTGACATAGATTGTTGCATTCGAGCAGAAATGCCGCGACCAGGCTTAATGTCTGGATCATATCTTAAAAAGCTTACTTCAGTACGATCAGGCGCTCGACCTCTGTAACGAGGATCGGAACCGGCTGGTTTGCCCAGCATACTTAATAAAGCTTCACCGCCTTGTTTAAGATACGACATTACTTCTTCTTGCCGCCCTTTTTCTTGCCTTTGCCGTACATAAAAAGCTCCTGCTTAATCTTGCGATCAAATTAACATGAGCCAGGCAATATCACCTAAATTTCATGCGATGCCCTGGAGGTTGCGGCGGAGGTCGCCACGAAACCGCTTAAACGCGCCAGACATGGCCGTCGCGTTGTCGCTTGCAAAAGTTAACGATAAACTGTCAGCGAGATCAGGTGAGTTAAATCCGCGCTTTTTCAAATCTTGTTTGCTTTCCGCTTTGATTTTTCCGGAGCTCGTAAACGTATACCGCAACGACGTCAGCTCCGACAAAAGCTGCGAGTTCTTAGGGATCTTACACGACCGGTTTTCTAGCCAGGCTTTTGTTTTAAACCAAAGCTCAGCTCGTAAGTTTAAATAAGTTTCCTTCATAGACGGGCTCTCTCTCACGTTGATAGCGCGAACCGGCCCCCCACG